CAAGCGTTACATCATTTACTGTAGTAATAGTAGATGTAAAGGTTGTAATACCTGGTCCTTCAACCTCACTAACTTCACCTAAAGCACCCTTACCAGAAGTTCCAGCATTATCAAATGATAACTTATCTCCAACATTGTAATTAGTACCAGCTACATTGATTGTAATATCTTCTATCTCACCAGATCTAACAGTACTAATCTTAGAATTAAGAATAGTATTCTTATTGGAATTTGTTATAAATTCATACTCTGGGATATTATATGGTTTAGTATTTCTTACCAAATCTAACTTAATAGGATCTAAATCTTGATCAGAATCAAATCCAGTATTGAAATCTTCTGGCTTAGAATAAAAACTATCGCCAATAATATATGGGAATACTGGTGGTCTAACTCCGTTGAATGGAGAAGTTGGGTTGTTTACAGGAGTATCTTCTACAGTAGTGTAGTAAGCATATACACCATTTGGATATTCAGGAGTCGCAGCAAACCTACCATTATGCTCATCTAGGTCACCAACACCATCAACATACACATAGTCTTCGCAGAAAAATCCAGCAGGATACTTAGTAATGCTAGGACCATCTATTCTCTGACTGGTTATCTTGATATAACCAGAATCCATATACTTGAGTTGTCCGTCTACAACACCATATGGACCGTATATTGGATGACCATCATACGCCCAACCAATAATAGGTGAGTGATCTTGACCACTATCACCCAAGAAGTTTCTTAGGTTTCTTGGAACATAGTAATTGATATATGGGTTACCAAGATCTGCATCCTTTACATTACCATAGAATCCATCATCATCTTTTACATCACCATACCTAGCATATCTGTCAACTTGGTTTACTGTCCATTTCTTTAGATTAGTAGAGAATATAGCGTCAGCACCAGGTGTTTTTGCGGTAACTGTAGTATGTGCTTGTGAATAACCAGCACCCTTATCAATCATGGATATGCTAGTAATCTTTCCATTCGATACAATTGCCTTTGCTTTAGCACCAACACCATCACCAGTAATAGTAAGTTCGGGTGTACTCCAGAACTCAGATCCACCACCAGCAGTACCACCTAAGATAAGTATCTGATCAATCCGTCCATTTACAATGAATGGTTGTAAGAATGCTTCCTTACCTATTACTGCCTCTATGAATGGTTTATTGTTATCATTGATTACAGTAGAACCAAACTCACTACCTTTCTCTTTTACATGTACTGCAGTAATAGTACCTCTTATAATTGGTGTAGCAGTAGCATTACTAGTAGTAATACCTTGTCTACCATCTATCTCAATTGATATAGGAGGATCTTGGAAAACATGAATACCAAGTCCAGGATTGGTAAACTCAACAAATGTCGTAGTACCTACTGATGTTTGAATCCTAAATTCATCGTCAGTAAGTTTCTTGATATAGTACTCATTACCACTTGTTAGTCCACCAATAGCACTATTAGGGTTACCAGCCTGAGAAGTTGCTGTATATTTGATAACTTCATCAGTCTCAAACCCATGATTCTTGATAGTAATTCTATTAGTAAAGGTATTGATACCTACAACATCTGTAGTAACTTCTCTATTCTTGAAGTAACCAGAATTTTCTATTTCAATAGTATCAACCTTATTTCTTCTGTCTGTTGTTCTAAATTTCTGTAACCCACCACCATTGAGTGATAAGTCTATAGTACCAATACCAGATAACGCTTTTGTCTGAGATTCTGAGATATGAATCTGGAAATCATCTAATTTTACGACATAGTATGGTGCGGTATCTACCAAATTACCTGGTGTTATGCCAATACCAATAGCAGTACTACCATTAGAATCGTATATAATCTCCTCACCATTCTTCAAACCATGAGGTTCTGGGAATATAAACCTGTCAGTTGCAGTATTAACTACACCACCTGTAGACGTTGAATCAAACTCAACGGTCTGCTGGACGAACTTCATCTTCGCCATTAGACGTGCAGTTGTATTATTACCGCCAATAATTCTTACAGTAGGCTCTGTTTCGTAATCTACACCCTCACTATCAACAAAAACTTCTTTCAAAGTACCTTCAGCTTGCGCTATAACTGATGCACCTACTCCAGTATGACCAGATTGTGTAACAGCAATGCGTGGTGGATTTACAACATCATAATCTGAACCAGCATTAAGAACGTCAACACTTTCTATAGGACCATAGTAAATTATGTCTGATGATTTATACGAATGTGCTTCAACACCATTTACAAATAAACCAATACCACCCTGAACAGTTTTGATCTTATCGGGTGAGAATTCTGGTTCATTGAACTTCTTCAATAGTTTCTGTGGACCTAACGATGTCCCAGAGACCTCGAAAGGGGTCAGGAAGTGGGTAGAAACACCTGCTAAGTCATTTCCTATGAATGCAGTAATGAATTGCCCTCTACGGACGTTCTCAGCAGTATATGAAAGTTTGATTACGTTGTCATCAATTTTCTTGACATAGTATGGCTGATCTGTATTAAAATTTGTTAGTGTTCCTATCCCTGTTGATGAAGAATAAACAACTAGATCACCATCATGATAATTGTGATCGGTAATTCGTATCTCTACAGTAGTCGTACTTAACCCGATATTGTTGAAAGAACGGATCCTTTTCTGCGGATCTATAGTCCAATGTGGAAAACTGTTAGACGCAACATATAGTGTTTCATCCTTAGAATACGTATTCTGTATATCAGCAGTAAATCCATCTGCGGAAAGTTTCAACTTTCTGCGAATCTTATATGATGGACTTGCACCTATAGTAGGACAGTTTACAGTAATTCTCTTAGGAAGTGCATCCCAAACAAAAGTCAATGTACCATCTAGTACATTTCCATCAACATCAATAACTTCAAGTTCATCACCAACGTATAATTGATGATCTGCATCTAAGTCAAAGTTGTAGTTATTGGGTGATACTAAACTATATCCATCAACATTATATGTTGAGGCAGTATTGTATAACCATGTAGTCCATTTCAGTTGATCTTTTGGTTTACCTAGAGTCTTGACATTTATAGCACTACCCTTCTGTTGGTTTATTGCTTCACCTACAAACTTATTCAGTACACCTAAAACACGGAATGTAACCTGCTTACTTAGATCACCATCCTCGTATGAGTATGCAGGTAATCCAGATCTAACAGTAGAACCAACACCACATGGTTCAGAAATGTTTATTCCTGTAAACTGCGTATAATTTTTACCCGTATAATCAATTATTCTATCTTCATATGACAAAGATCCTGTAGAACCAAATCCAACAGTAGAATCAACGTTCAGTATTGTCGCACCAGCAGGAGCACTTTTGGTTATAAATGTCTTACCTGCTTGCTTGAACTTACCAATAGTAGTTCCTCTTGATACACCAATCTTATAATATGTCTTATCACCAACTACAGCACGTTCTACATTGTAGATAGAACCGCTAGTTTGAAGTGGAGTAGTATCCTGAATCAAACTTTGTCCTTCAACTTTGAGTGGATCTCCAGTAATAAGTTCGCAGATTAGAACATCATTGACAATGTAATCTGCATCAGATGGTTTAACAAGATACTTAGATGGTTGAATCATTTCAACCGTCTCACCATATAACGCACCAAATAATATCTTGAACGCTTCCTCTGTACCTTTAGACTTATAGAAGTCTTTTGCTTGTCTTATAAAATTACTTTGATTCAGGTCTTCATCAAGATTTCTCTCAACAAATCCTGGTAATACTTGTTCCTTTAGTTTCTTTCTAAACTGAGTTAGAAAAACATTAGATAGATTGGTAACTCTGGCATCCACAGCATGAGTACCAATACCAGTAGAAGTAAAAGTAAGATATTCTGGCGAGTTGGTCTTAGCATTATTCTCAATTCCACTGAATCCACGAACACATCCTGTAAAAGATGTTTGTGTTTTACCCGTATATGTTATTATCTCATCATTAATCTTAAACAATCCCCATTGATTAGGCCAACCTGAAGTCGAATCAACATGAATAGTATCTTGTTTACCATTGGCATATTCTGATACAGATGTGAACCCAATCAAGTTCTCATTGTTTAGAAAGTTAAGTCCTTTATATTCTACTAAGTTATGAGCAATATCTACCGCACCCCCTTGATGTTCTTGGGAAAGGTAGTATTGTTTTAGAAACTCACCGAATAGGGGGTTCTCATTATCAATGGATTCAGGGACTTGGCTCTGAATAACCTCATTGATTTTGACCTTGGTAAAAGATGTTGTTATCATTTATCGAGTCTTCTTACCGTTTTGGTAACTAGATTGTGGATCATATCTTGTGCCAGAAGTATTAGCACCTGATGATATAGAGTCTTCTCTCATGTAGAAATTACTCTTGGATACATCAAACTGCAAATATAACTCTTTACGTGCCAGAACATCATTTGATAGTGGAACTGCTTGCACTTCGATGATGTTATCTGATTCCATGGTAGATGTTATATTGGTAGTATCTATAATGATTTCACCCTTCTTATAATCAACACTTCCAAACGAATCGGATAATATGCTAATCTCAGTGTCAGAAGTGACTCTGAATAAGAATAAATTACCCTTATCAGTTCCTTCTATAACACTATCTGAGAAGTAAACTGTACCCTCAATACCAGAAACTGTGAATCCAGTAGACTTAATATTATAGCTACTTTCTCCACGATAGAATTCATTATCAAAACATAGCTCGTATTGAGCCCATTGATCTATTTGTGTTTCAAGGTTTCTTCTTATTCTTACAGTAGTAATGTTTGATGTGATAGAGTTACTAACATTATCAATCATTGCCTGTATCTTACTATACTTGAATCTACCTCCAAACTTATTCAATTCCATTCCAGACGCAAATGTAGTAAGAGAAGTGATCACATCACTCTTCAAGTTCTCCTTATCACCTATAAAGTTTGCGTTATAATACACATAACTATCAATTTCAACATACAGGAACTTAAGATCTATCAACTCAGGAACAATTCCTGCTACAGAATAACTTTTTAGAGATCCTAAAATCTGCTTTTTGGTAAATTCGGATAAGAATGAACCATTTTTAGGTTTAGAAGCGATATAAACCCTACCATATTTCGGTGGATCTAGTTCTTCACCGCCAAATGCACTTATAGATTCGATATTTGGGTATACTGAAGGTATAATTGCTTCATAATCAGACGCTGTTACTGCCCTATGCTGTGCAGAATACACTCTAGGAGCGTAATAACGAAGACTTCTAACATCTTCTATGTCATCACCATTCTCAGATGGGAAATTAGGAGTGATAATAGAGAAATATCCAGATAAATCCGCCCCATCTTGATCGATAATAGTACCTGAGAACTTCAATGCTGCTACACCATTACCTTCTTTACCTTCTGTCTTGATATAACTGACATCTATCACATTACCATTAGTCAATTTCTTACCAAAGATACCATCACCAAATAAAATCTCATATTTCTCATCAGTAGTTTCCTGAATCAAGTAGATATTAGATGTTGAAGTGATACCAATAATATTATCTACCAACTTATACTCAGTTAGTGTTGTACTAGCATTATTCTCTCTAACATTTACTCTAATAGTAGATGTATCTACGCTATTGTTAGGAAGAATAAAGCGTTGATTGGGCTGTGAATCATTTATAACGAACTGAGTCTCTAAGAACTGACCTTGAAATATGTCTATCGTACCTTCAGAAACACCTTTTACAGCAGCAGTAGTAACCTTCTCTGGTATAGAGAATATGTAATTGACATCATTTACTCCACCGCTTGCTATAACACCTGGTTGGAATGTAATAGTAGTAGCAGATGTACTGATACCTGTTAGGTTGAATGTTGCTGTTGTAGTTGCTGACCTTTTCGATCTTGGAACATAACCAATATTACGTGCAAGAGATACAACGTTCTCTCTAAGAGTTGCTGAGTCAATGAATGTCTCATTGACAACCATATTTGTATTATATGCAGTAAGATATGAATTATACGCTAATAAATTTACAATAACAGATAAGTTAGAACCCTCAAAGTCCATATCTGAGAAGTTTGAGTTCTCTCTCAGATAATCTTTAATCGAAGATTTTATATCCTCAAAATTTAAATTGGTGAATTGCTGTAGTGCCATTATAGCCTTGTAGGTGCTAGTACGAAGGAGATTGACTGAGTAGGTGCTGACAATCCAACTAAGTCATAATTTATGGTAACTTCTAAAGAATTATTATCTGGATCTGCAACAACATCTACGTCCTGTAAAGTTATTCTAGGTTCCCAGTTAGATAATACTACCTCAACCTCAGATTTTATTGGATCAATAAAAGTATCATCAGCCAGTTCAAATAAAGCATCAGTAACTCTAGTTCCTAATAAAGGATTGAAAACAGTTTCTCCAACATGAATACGCACCAAATTTTGAACTGAACGCTTTATAGCATCTTCGTTCTTCAGTGCAAGGATATCACGAGTAACAGGGTGTTTACTAAAGGACAATGAAATGTCTTTGAAACCTTGAGAAAACCGTTGTATGGCCACTAGTTGTTACGATCTCGGTCTATTTAGTTCTATTTAGAGCAAAAAAAAGACCCTCTATTGAGGGTCGTCTTCATAACCGAGGTATTTGACTTCTATTTCTTCGGGATGGGGAAACCCAGTCTTATAGAATTCATCAGCTAATTCTTGTGTAACGTCTAGCATTTCATCTTCTGTTATTTGAGATAAAACCCTTTCCCCACTGACGTATATATCATACAAATCCATACATCCATGGCATGTTTAACTGTATCTATATAATTCTTGTTTTCTCATGACCTACACGACACTGAGGATCACACCATATTTCGAAACCTGCCTTGATAGCATCTAAGCAGAAAGAAACATCTTCTCCACACATATCCTGTACTTCTCCTGATTCAAACACCTGCATTTGAGGAGCAAACCAAGGATAAGTCATTTCCTTATGTTCAAAGACTCCATGCTTGATAAGTAACCAACCAAAACCTGCATAGTCTACAGTAAATGGTTTACGACGTTTTTGAATGCCGTCTACCATCTCATGATTCATTACCCCACCATTCTCTTTGAAATCATCTTCTTCCAACCAGTGAGCAACGGATGTCGTTTGACCGTCTTCCGTAGCATACCAACCGCCAGCAATATCTTTGTCCATTGCAAGTACACGATAAAATGACTCGTTGTTAAACACGATGTCACTATCGATCCATAATTGATAGTCATATTGAAGTTTTCCGTCCCATGGTAATTGATCTGGTCCTCTCAAAACATTCGCACCTAAGCACTTACATCGTGCAAAGTTTACCATAGACGAATAGTCTTGAGATATTTGTATACTTGCACCATTCTGAACTAGTTCAAAACAGAGAGATACAAAGTTCTTTAGAAAGATATATGAAACATTTCTACCTGGCAAACAAAAGACTATACTCTTTCCTTTGAGCATCTCCTTTGCTGCTGCGATATCAAAGTCATCATTCTTATCAGTTTTAGGTGGTGTTGATACCACCTTGAATCCTTTAGCCATACTATTTTGGGTTGCAATCCAAGTTCATTATATCAGATTATATATGATCTATCAACTCCTGCACTTTATCTGCAATTTTCCGATGTCCTTTAGCAGATGGATGACCACCTTTTATACCTTGAGCATAATGTTTAGGATACTGTCTCATCAAACCTAATACTTCCATATTCAACATGGTACGTGGTATATCCTTACACAACTTCCTCCAATGACCATATCCTTTATCAAACATACGGTCAGGAAAACGAATAGCATCATCATAATGATCTGCTATCAAAGCAATATACTTCTGACCATTATTCTTACAATAAGAATCCCATAAAAACAAGTTCTTCCACAAATTCTCTACACCAATCTGATCAGTGTATACATCCTTGTAATATACTTCTTCCTTTTTACCTCTTATCCTCTGAGGTGTTAGTGGTTCTATATTACCTTCTTCATCAAATAATTCTAATCGCTGATGTACAGTAAACTGTATGACAACAATGTCTACAGACATCTTACCCAACCAGTCTATTGTATTACGAACAATAAAATCATTACTTACGCCACATTCCCCAAGATTGACGGATCTGGGACTGACTAAGTTACTGAAACGTTCACTAAGTCGATTATGTAGTTCATCACCCCAAGTAATACTACATCCACTAAACAATAACGAAGATTTGGTCAATGATAATCCTCTCCAAGCATCATAATGTGATTTGTCCACTTATCCGTTTTTTATATCACTCTTTACTTTGTTCTTGAATTTTTC